TCTGCCTCCTAGAAGAGGGATCTTCTAGAAGAAAATCGATCAAAATAGGTGAAGGCTGAGATGCTAATACCGAGATAACTAATTAGATTGCAAAAGGCTAATTAGTATTGTAACGCGTAGATACTGAATAAATATAATGTATCCAAGAGTGTTCGACATCCAGAACGGATGAAAATGTACGCTGAACTTATGAGAATCAAATCATAAGAACTGCAGATAAAAAACTGCAGGATAACAAATTGGGAGACCAAGGCCCTTCTTTAACAGGATTATCTGAAATATTCAGTGATCCCAAAGCCAATAATGTTTTACCCTATAAAAATTTCTATTCCTCAGATGGAACTGTTCAATATACAGGATTTTTTATCCCAGCTTATACTTTTATGTTGGGATCTGAATATACAGATCATCGGGGAGTTACAAATACAGAGAAAGCAAAAAAATATTATGAAGAGCAAAGAGCTGCTAAAAGTGGCAAAAGTCTTCTTGAATATTGTTCAGAATATTGTTTTACTCCAGCTGAAGCCTTATTAAGGCAGGGTGATAATATTTTTGATGCTATTGCTATTTCAGATAGAATTACCCAAATTAGAATACATAAAATGGGCATTAAACCTAGACGTGTAGCACTTCTTTGGGATAAAAGCGAAGGGGATGAAAGTTTAAACAAAGTAAAGGTTTATGATAAGGTGGATAGTAATATTCTTATCTATGAAGAGCCCATGTTAGATGATAAAGACCCTTATAAAAATTTATATGTAGCTGGGATAGACTCTATTGACCAAGGTACAGAAGATTCTGCAACTCAAAAAGATGTATCAGATTTTTGTATTGTAATAAAAAGAAGAGCCTATGGTTTAAAAGAGCCTAAGTATGTAGCTGTATATAAAGAAAGACCAAGAGATATTAGATTGGCGTATGACAATGCAATGAAATTATTAACTTGATATAATTGCAAAGCATTACTGGAACACACCAAAATTAGTATCTTAACCTACTTTAAAAGCAAGAAAAAAGATAATCTTTTTATGAAACGTCCAAAATCTAGTCTTAGTGATATTAAGAGAGGTAATTCACAAATGATTGGAGTCCCTGCTACAGAAACTATTATAAAGCATGGATTGGAACTTATTAATACTTATATAAATGATTATTGTTATACAATAGATTCTGATATGATTCTGGAACAATTATTAAATTATTCTTATGAAAATAAAAGAAAATATGATATTGTTGCAGCTATGAGTATGGCAGAAATCGCTGATGAGGAACTAATGGGCTTTAATCCAAAGCCTGCACATAGTGTAGAAAAAGAATGGAAAGATTTTGGATGATTTACTAATTCAAAAGGTTATAAACAGTTTGGAGTTATTGGTGATGAATAATTTAGAAGATAAAATACGAAATGTGATAAAAGAAGCTTTATGCTCAGAATATATTGGTAATTTAGATATATTGCATGATGAGGATTCTTATACTTTAAAACTGGATTTAAATCAACATGAAGCTCCAATGTATTTTTCTTATCAAGGAAGTGAAGAAGGTTTTCTTGATTACTTATTAAGAGATTTAAGACAACGACAAATCGATCGTGCTAAGTATTATAAAGGAATAATGACAGATACTGGTAACGATGATATTTATTATATTGTACTAGAATGAACAAAACAGAAATCCAATTAATAGATGATGCTATTAATGAATTAGTATATGAAAAAGTAAGGCTCAGAAAGGCTTATCAGTACTATCATTGTCATCGAGATGATGATCAATTTAAAAGTCTTGAATTTAATTATGGAATAGGAACTCCAACAGCAGTAAACTTCACTCCATTAATTAAAAAACATATTGATGTTTTAGTTGGAAAGTATCTTGAACTAGAGCCAGATTTAAAAATTTCTTGCAAAGATTCATTAACTGTGACTAATATAATGCGGGAAAAACAATTAAAGATAGATCAAGCATTATATGAAAAACTACATCAATATTTACAGAATAATATAATTTCTGTATTATTGGATAATAAGGAAGTAGTTAATGATCCTTTTATAGAAAAAGAATTAAAAACTATTCAAGATAATTTAGATAGAACGTTTATTTCAGATTATGAAATAGCAGCCCAGAATATATTACGGTATTTAAAGCAATCTAGAAATATTGATATGAAAAATAAGATGCGACTCTTATTTACAGATTTACTTATTAGTGGAACTTGCTATTATAGAACAAGACCTACTGAAAGTGGAGAGAATATCAATTTTGAGGCTTTAAATACGTTAAACACATTTATAGAAAGAAATCCCAATTCCCCTTATTTAGCAGATTCTAGACGTGTTGTTATTCGCAAAATGATGACAAGAGAAATGATTTTGAATGAATATCGTAGTGAGTTAACTGCAGAGGCCGTTGCTAAACTAAAAGAAGCTCCTAAAATGGGGGATGTTAGAACAACCACATATTTAGTAAGAACTTCTGCTATTCCTCCTGATGGTTTACCTAGACCTGATTTAACTCCAGGTATTTTAGGAGGACTTGAAGCTTATCCTGCAATGCCAGGAGATGAAGCTTTGTTATCTAATTATAATCCTCATTTAATTACTGTTTATGAAGTAGAATGGCTTGAAGTAGACGAAAAGACAGGATACTTAACAAGACATGAAGGAGTCAAAATTGGGAATGAAATCTATATTACTAGAGGAGAAGTAGAGAATGTTGTAAGATCTACAGATTATCCAAGTAAATGTAGATTATCTGTAAATGGAATGTTTTTCTTAGATCATAATGGAGATCCTTTTAGTTTAGTATTAAACACTATGAACTTGCAGGATTAAATATCAGTCCTGGATAAATTCCGTGAATTGCTGGAAACTCTGACCGTGAAAGACGAAGACAATCAGCAGCCAAGCTTTATAGAAATATAAAGAAGGTTCAACGACTATTATGTAGACTCAAGCGAGTCGAAGCGCGGAAATATAAATTATTTTAAAATCTAATAAATTGATATGTAGCTATGAAATATAGTGAAGAAATATTTTTAAATGAAGTAAGGCTCTTATATAAAGAAGAGCTTGAAGTTATAGGCCGTTTTAAGGGGTTGTCGAAACCTCTTTTAGTTAAAGATAAATATGGAATTATGCAACTTTCTAAAGCTAGCTTGTTACTTCAGTTTAAGCCAGGAATTAAGGTTGCACTGAATAAAACTACATATTTCATGAATCAGTTAAAGGATTTATATCCTGAAATTGCAGATATAATTACTCCTATTTCTGAATATATAAAAGCAAAAGACAAAATGCTTTTTAACACTAAATTTGGAGTAGTTACTATTTCCCCTGATGCCTTACTTTCTGGGCATTGTCCAAATATCAGAAGTGCAGTAGACAGAAAAAGTTACATGTATAATCAATTAAAGTATTTATATCAAGATTATTCATATGATTTCGAAATTTTATCTACAAATAGACATGAAGGAAGATGTAATTTAGTATGTCCGATTCATGGTAAAGTGTCTATAGACAATGATCATATTTTTTCTGGCTGTGGATGCCCAAAATGTAATACGGAATGAAATAAAGCAAATCTTTTATATATAGTTAAATTAACTTCTAAGACAGAAAGTTTTTATAAATTAGGGATAAGTTATAAAAAAGCTAATGGGGACGTTAGACGTTTTGATGATTATAGAAAACTTGGATATACAATAGAAGTTGTAAAAATTTTTAATTATAGTTCTTATGAACTTTGTATAGAAAAGGAAACTAAATTAAAAAGACTTATTAAAAACAATATTTATGTTCCAAAAAATTGGCCTAATAATGGAACTACTGAATGTTTTACACAAGATTTATTAGAAATTATAATTAATAATATATAATTTATATATGATATAGTCTGGTCTATATAGAAATATATAGCAGCGAAAGCGAAATAAGCGTAGCGAACTTATTTGAACACAAACGAAATATGACTTATTACTCTTTTACAGGGATAATTTAATTGCATCTTCTGGAACAGTAGGAGATTGGTTAGATTTAGCTAATCTTCCAACAGCTCTTGGAGTTACTATGCCAGAAAGAATTCAAAAATGATTAGCCTACAAAAAGAATGGTGTCGGAATTCTTGATTCATCTCAAGATGGACAGCCATTAAATACAATATTCAATGGATTTGATGATACGGTCAAAGCACAAAGTATTCAAGCTATACAATTAGCTATTCAATCTATTGAACAGCAAGCCTCCTCTATTACAGGAGTACTTCCAGAAATGCTTGCACAGTATGAACAACGTGATGCTGTTAGTAATGTTAAGTTAGGAGTAACTACTTCTGGACTTTTAACCAAACAATACTTTGATTGTATGGATACAATTTATAAAGAAGTTAACTATGATTTACTAAATCTTGCTAAATTAGTTTATCCAGACGGTCTTCAAGGAGTTATTATTTTGGGAGATAGATATTCTCAGATATTTTCAGCCCTTCCTGAGCATTATACAGTAACAGATTTTGATGTTCATATTGAGGATAGTACAGCAACATTTAAGGATAGGGAAACTATAAAAGCTTTGAGTACTGAGCTAGTTAAAGCTGGTTATTCTGATCCTGAAATGATTGTTAATATTGTAGCTGCAAAAAATATGACTGAACTCAAACGTTATGTTGAACAGTCTATGAAGATGAAGAAAGAAGAGGAATCTATTGTTCAGCAACTTCAGCAGCAACTACAACAAACAGAACAGCAGGCACAAGAGCTACTGAAACAAAATAAAGAAATGCAGTCTCAATTATCTCAATTACAAAATCAAGCTAGCCAAATGGAGCAGGCTAAAATTGAAATTGAGCAACAGAGAGTTGCCCTTGACCATGAAAAGATTAAGAATGATAAAGATTATCAGGACCAATCTATTGAAGTTAAAAAGCAACAATTGCAAGCTCAAGTTGCACAAATGTTCGATAGCAATCCTTATAATGATAAAATAAAACAAGTTGAATAATGGATAAACGTTTAATTATTCAGACGATTGTTGAACCGAATTGTAAATTAGTTGCAGTCGATAATAGCGATTATGATTTAGAAGATAATATAAAATATTTTGTTTTTGTAGATTTCTTAAGTTATAATGAAGATAAAACCCCTATTGATAAAACAATCAAAGTTCATCATAAGCAAATTGATAGATGACATTTACTAGGAAGACATGTTTCTGAATTTGCACTTGATAAAGACGGAACATATTACTATTATAAGTTAGTTATTCCAACTTTAGATTGATTTGCTAAGGAGGTTAGCTCAGGAAATTATAAAGGACTTAGTGAGGAGCTCTTTTTTGATGGAGATTCTTTATATTTTTGTAATTTAAAAGACGATGAGGAACATTCCTATAAAGAAGTTTTAGATAACAGTAGTTTAATTGATAATTATCTACTTGCATATAAAGCAGTTCAAAATAACTTAGCTTCTCAAACTTTTTATTGTCCAGCAAAAAAAGTATTTAGTGTTTGTAAGTTGCAAAGATGTTTAGTATATTTACAACGAAAATTATTGCTTACTAACTGTAAACATTGTGGATACGATAATTGCGATACAGACGCCACTTTAAGAAGTAGAAGAGATTTTCTTTTAAGTGCAATGTATGTTTTCGACTATCTTAAAGATACAGGAAATTTTACAGAAGCTCAAAGAATTTTAGACAATCTATCTTCTTGTGATTCTGTATGTGGAGATATGTTAGATAATTTTAATAATGATTGTGGCTGTGGAAATTCTATATAATACTTTATATCGGCTGTTTTCTAAGGAATTAGTAAATTTGAATATAGGTTACAACTTTAATTCTAACACTTTGTGCACAATGAATGAGATAGTAAATGCAATTGATTACATTAAGCATGGTTGTCCTCATAGTGAGGAAGTGATTAAACTTATACAGTACTATGAAGAACTGTAATAATTAAAAACTATTAAGCATGAAAAGAAATAATATACTTCCAGATGTTGATTTGCAAACTTCTCGTGAATGCTATGGAGCAACTAATTCCAGAGATTTTTATAAAGGAAAATCTTTCAATTTTGCTAAAGCTTGAGCTCCTGGAGTTGCCTATTATAACAGTAGCTACATTCAAGATTTTGTAGCTTATAATGGCGCTCTTTTAGCTTGTCATAGAAGCCATGTCTCAAACAATGATCTGGAACCTGTATTACTTTATGCGGATCTTGAACATCCAGAAATACCTACAGGTGTAGACTCTCCTCTTTGGGAATTTGTATTTGCAGGTACTCCAGGTGCAGCTGGGGATGAAGGTAAACCTGGCCAGGTGTACGTACCTAAATACAATGAGTCTACAGGATATATTACTTGAACTTTAGAATCAGGTACTTCTCAAATTTCTCCAATGTATATCAAGGGTGATAAAGGAGAAAAAGGTGATCCTGGTGCAACAGGATCAAAAGGAGAAAAAGGTGATCCTGGTTCTAGAGGAGAAAGAGGACCTCAAGGAGAACAAGGACTTAGAGGACTTCAAGGAGAGCAAGGACCCAGAGGACTTCAAGGTATTCAGGGAGAAAAAGGAAATAAAGGTGATAAGGGAGATCGAGGTGATAGAGGACCTGCTGGAACTGCAGCAACTATTCGAGTTGATTCAGTTATCACTGGAGATCCTGGGTCTCAAGCTTCTATTGTAAATGTCGGAACGGCTTCCGAAGCTGCTTTTCGATTTACTATTCCAAGAGGCCAACAAGGAGTTCAAGGTATTCAGGGAGAAAAAGGAGACAAAGGAGATAAAGGAGAACAAGGTCCTAAAGGTAAACAATTAAAGTTGTATCGAGACTT